TTAAGCTGTGCGTATATGCACAGGCGGGCGCTGGCAAAACCAGCTTGATCCCGACTTTGCCTAATGTGGTCGCAATCAGCGCGGAAGCCGGCTTGTTAAGCATTGCCGGCGCTGATGTGCCTTATATCGAAGTCAAAAGTTTGGCCGATCTGCACGATGCCTATGCGTGGCTTACCGGCAGCGAGGAGGCCAAAGGCTTTCAATCGGTGGCTATCGACAGCCTGTCAGAAGTTGCCGAAGTGGTGCTGAACGCTGAATTGAAGGCCAACAAGGATGGCCGCGCGGCCTATGGCGAGTTGTCCACAAAGATGAATGAGCTAATCCGCGCTTTCCGTGATCTGCCCGGCAAGCATGTCTATATGTCTGCCAAGCTCGAAAAGTCACAGGATGAAATGGGCCGCATTCTCTACAATGCCTCCATGCCGGGCAAGAGCCTAACGCAAGGCTTGCCCTATTTCTTTGACCTTGTGATGGCGCTTCGTGTTGAGCGTGACGGTGACGGCAACGCACACCGTGCGCTGCTTACCGACAGTGACGGGCTTTGGCAGGCTAAGGATCGGAGCGGCAGGCTGTCTCAGTGGGAAGCGCCAGACCTTGGCGCGATCATTGCAAAGATTGGGAGTGTGTCATGATTGAGACTAACAATGGAGGGCCGGCGTTTCCGGTGCAAGGCATGACCTTGCGTGACTGGTTTGCCGGCATGGCGTTGATTGGCTTTGCCGCGCAGCCATCCGATGAAGATAATCCAGAAACTTGGGAAGAAGTTCTGAAGCGCATCCCGCCTGCGGTCTATGAGATTGCTGATGCCATGTTGGAGGAACGCAAATGCTAATTGCCCTCGCTATCGCACAAGCGATATTCGCCATCGGCGCTCTGCCGGTGATCAATGGCAACATACGCGACAGGCACGTCAATGCAGCTTGGGGGAGCATATTTGCCTGCTTGCTGTTCAGCGTGACCGCTTACGTCCTTGCAATGGAGGGTATGCAGTGACCGTGCCAATCTATCAGCAATGGCTAAACGCCAAGGCAGTTGAGGAAGCCGCCATCAAGACGCGCCGCGATCTGGAAGATGCAATGGCGTTTGAGTTGGCTTTGCCGGCTAATCTTGACGGCACCAGCAACTTTGACCGTGACGGTTATGCGGTGAAGATTGTTGGCCGCATCAATCGCAAGATTGATTCTGACAAGCTGCAAGCCTTGGCGGCAGAGCATGGCCTAGCCGATCATCTGCCCAGCCTTTTCCGCTGGAAACCTGAAATAAACGCAACGGCATGGAAAGCTGCTGCTGCAACCATCACTGAACCGCTGTTGGATGCCATCACATCCACACCCGGTCGCCCGACATTCAACATCAGCAAGAAGGAAATCTGACAATGGCTAACCTTGGAGAAAGCTTTAACGCCGACGATCTGCCCACCGGCAATAGCGGCGAATATGAATTGCTGCCCGAAGGGCTTTACAGCGCAATGATCGCCAAGGCAGAAGTCGGCCAGACCAAATCCGGCACCGGCACAAAGATTGACCTGCGCCTCGACATCACCGGGCCGACACATCAAGGCCGGGTGATCTTTGCGGCGATCAACATCCGCAATCAAAGCGCCAAGGCAGAGGAAATTGGCCGGCAACAGCTTGGCGAGATTATGCGCGCTATCGGCCTGCCTCGCGTTGAGGATAGCGACCAGCTTGTCGGCGGGCAGTTGCAGATCAAGGTGAAGATCAAGCATCCATCACCGGATGATGTGGCGCGCGGCTACAGCCAAGCCCGCAACGAAGTCGGCGGTTATCGCGCTCTGGCTGGCGGCGGGCTTCCTGCTCCGTCTACTGCCAAGGCTGCCGCCGCACCGGCTGCGACTAGCGCAAAGCCGCCCTGGGCAAAGTAACAACAAAAAATGGGGCTGGTAATGAGCCAGCCCCAAGTTGTTCACGGGAGGAGACAAACATGGCAAAGCTGCCGGAAGTCATTATAGCCGATCAAAGTGCCGTTGCAAGCCTGATAGATGCTCACCACGCTGCCAAGCGTGAACGGCCACGCCAGCACCTTGGCGCAAGCTTGCTAGGCCATCATTGTGATCGGTGGTTGTGGCTATCGTTTCGCTGGGCTGTCATTGAGCAATTCGAAGGCCGCATCTTGCGCCTGTTCCGCCGTGGCCATAGCGAGGAAGCGACGATTATTGCCGATCTGGAAGCGGTGGGCATTACCGTTCGCGGCCAGCAAAACCGCGTTGATTTTGGCGCGCATGTTAGCGGCAGCATTGACGGGATTGGCGTTGGCATTCCCGAAGCGCCAAAGACGGAGCATCTGCTTGAGTTTAAGACGCATGGCAAAAAGTCCTTTGACGATCTGGCGGCCAAAGGCGTTCGCCTGTCCAAGTGGCAGCACTATGTGCAGATGCAGGTTTACATGGCCGGGCTTGGCTTGACGCGGGCGCTTTATGTGGCGGTCTGCAAAGACGATGATCGGCTGCACTGCGAACGGGTGCGGTTCGACAAAGGCGTGGCTGATGCTGCCATTGCCAAAGGCCGGGCCATTGCACTGGGGGAAAGGATACCCCCCCCTATTTCAACCGATCCGACATGGTATCAATGCGGCTGGTGTCCCGCAAAGGCGATGTGCCACAAGTCACAGCCGACGAAGGAAGTGAACTGCCGCACATGCGCCCACGCAACGCCGAAAGAGGATTCAACCTGGCACTGCGCCCGGTGGGACATGGCGATCCCGCCAGACGCTCAGTATGACGGATGTAATGACCACGTTTTTCATCCTGACCTTGTGCCGTGGCAGATGGAAGGCAGCGACGATGGCTTGTCGGTCACTTGGCTGATTGGGCAAAGCCGTCTGCGGAATGGCGTTGGCGGGCTGACATCACGCCACTTGCTTGATGAGACTGTGCAGGCGTTGGCTGGTGCGTTCAATGCTTCGTGATTACCAGCGCCGCGCCATCGACCAGCTTTACGATTGGCTCCGTTCACACGATGGCCATCCCTGCCTTGTCATGCCAACCGGCGCGGGCAAGAGCCACATTGTAGCTACACTTTGCAAAGAGGGATTGCAAAACTGGCCGGAAACGCGGGTGCTGATGTTGACGCACCAGAAAGAACTTATTGAACAGAACGCCGCCAAGATGCGGGAGCATTGGCCCGGCGCACCGCTGGGCATCTACAGCGCCAGCATTGGCAAGCGCCAGCTTGGAGAGCCAATCACGTTTGCAGGCATCCAATCGGTGCGAGAAAAGGCGCATCTGCTAGGGCATGTTGATCTTGTCATTATCGACGAATGCCACCTTGTCAGCCACAAGGATGAGGGCGGTTATCGCGGCTTGCTAACCGCCTTGCTGGCCATCAATCCGGCCTTGCGTGTTATCGGGCTGACAGCCACGCCATATCGCTTGGGGCATGGCTTGATCACTGACAAACCCGCGCTATTTGATGGCCTGATTGATCCGGTGACGATTGAGGAACTGGTTTACAAGGGGTTTCTGACAACGCTTCGCAGCAAGGTGACAAAAGCCCGCTTTGACCTAGATGGCGTCCACAAACGCGGCGGCGAATTTATCGAAAGCGAATTGCAGGCGGCGGTTGATACCGACGACAACAACGCCGCCGTTGTGGCTGAAATCATGGCGCTTGGCGCGGATCGTAAACATTGGCTGATGTTTTGCACTGGCGTTGACCATGCCCAGCACATCGCCGATCTGCTAAACGAACGCGGCATAACCGCTAATTGCGTGACGGGTGCAACGCCAAGGGCGGAACGCGAACGCATGATTGGCGACTTCAAGGCTGGGCGGATTCAGGCTTTGACCAATGCCCAAGTCTTGACCACCGGATTCGACTTCCCGGCAATCGACCTAATCGCCATGCTGCGGCCCACCATGTCACCGGCACTCTATGTGCAGATGGCTGGGCGCGGGCTTCGCGTTGCGCCGGGCAAGGCTGATTGCCTCGTTCTAGACTTTGCCGGCGTTGTAGCTACACACGGCCCGATCACTGCTGTGCAGCCGCCAACCAAAGCCGGCAAAGGCGACGGTGAAGCGCCTGTGAAAGTCTGCGAGTTTTGCGATGAGCTATGCCATCCCAGCGTGAAAATCTGCCCGGCTTGCGGCTCAGAGTTTCCCGCGCCAGAGCCGAAAACCTATCGTCTGCACAACGATGATATTATGGGCTTTGCGCCGTCTGAAATGCCCGTCACGTCATGGCGCTGGCGCAAGCATACCAGCAAGACCAGCGGCAAGGATATGCTGGAAGTCACCTACTACGGAGGCATGTCCGATCCTGGCGTAAAGGAATATCTTACCGTCACCCACGAAGGCTATGCCGGGGAGAAAGCGGTGGCCACGCTTGGCATCATCGCCAGCAATGCCGGCGTTGCACTTAAGCCGTCCATGACGCTAGACGGTGTTGCGGCGATCCTAAGCGGTGGCAAGCCGCCAACCGGCATCACATACAAACGTGATGGCAAATATTATCGCATAATCGGAAGGATATGGGGATGAGTATGGCAACAAAGCCAGCCGCACTGATTGACTGGGAAGCTGCCCGGCCTAGACTGTGCTGGGATTGCAACTTTTTTCACCGGGAAACCAACCATTGCCACAAACACGCCGCAACGCCGCCACATCAGTTTCAGGGAACGCCAAACGCCTGCACGGATTGGAAGGAACACGATCCATACGATGTGCAAAGTCGGGAAGTGCCGTTTTGAAAGAGCGCACGGAACGGCTACCGACAGAGCATGAAGAACAGCGTGAAGTGGTGTTCTGGTTCCGCCGCAAGTTTAGTGATGTTCGCATATTTGCGATTCCAAACGGCGGCTGGCGATCCCGCGCCACTGCGGCCAAGCTGAAAGCCGAAGGCGTGTCGCGTGGCGTTCCCGATCTATTTGTGCCTGGCTGGGGCTTGTGGATTGAGATGAAACGATCACAGGGCGGGCGCTTGTCGCCAGATCAAAAAAGCTGGCACCTTTACCTAGCATCAATCGGCCAGACGGTGCTGGTTTGCTATGGTGCAGACGATGCCAAGCGCCAGATTGAAGCGCACATAAAAGCGGCGGGTTTTTAAGCCCGCCGCCAAAACATTACGCTGCATAGTTCCAGACATGCCATCGCCGCTTGGCTGCTACGTCACGATAATGGCGCTCGAATGCCGCCGTGGCTTGGCGAATGCTGCGTTCAATGGCAAGATCATTGGCCGCCCAGCCGGTGCCGATTGCACGAACCGCCGACTTGCGTGGCGGCAGATTGATGCGCTCGATGCGGCGGCGCACCGATGTGTGAGCTACGCCCAACCGATCCGCAATCTCCATAATGGTAGCGCCATCAGACCACATCTGCCGCAGCGTTGCATCAGCCTTTCCATGCCAGCGCCCATCAACGCGGGTATTGCTGCAATTCAGCCGGTAAGCGCGGCATTTGATCGCTGAAATATTCCGGCCCGGCAAAGCGGCTGTCACCTGTGCGTAGGTATCACCGGCCTGCATCATGCGGGTCAGAATTGCATCTTCGTCCGGCGTCCAATTTTTTAGCGTCATGCGTTGTCCCTCTCTTTTTTGGTCAGTTCATCGGCCAAGCCCTGAACGCTCAAAGCGCGTTCGATAGCGTTGGCCATCACCCGTCGCGGCACCATTTTGCCGTTACGAATCCGGTTGATATGCGACTGCGAACAGCCGATCAGCGCCGCCAGCGTGACATCATTCAAGCCAGCGGCGCGCATTGCATGGGTCATGATTTTGCTCATGCGCTGCCCATAGGGGTCAAAATAAAATGCTGCAAGCATATTTTTATGCTTGACGCATAGGACGGACGTTGGCAGGGTGGCTTCAACAACAACGGGGCAGCGCCCCACAAGACGGAGACGATTACAATGACCACCAAAACACTCAAGCGCCACGCCAACCCCGGCGAGTACGTCACTCGCGACGGGTGGCGCATCTACCGCAGCGTAGACACTGGCCGTTGGGTTATCATCAACCCAGAGACTGGCGACGACTTCGACAGCTTTGACACGCTGCGCGATATCCGCAAACACTACGCCTAACCACGCCGGGGCCGGCCACAGCGCCGGCCCACAACAACGGGAGACACACACAATGAACGCTTTCAAAATCCGCCATATTCCAGCGGCCACGTTCCCCGCTCACTATGGGGCTAATGCGCCTTTGGTCAGTGTTAATGAGCATTTTGATTTGACCTTAGTGTGCAGTCGCGGGCTGCGCTGGGATGGCGGCGAATACCCTACGCGAGATGCGGCTGTTGCCGCTGGCCGCGCACGCCTCACCAACTAATCAACAACAACGGGAGACACACACCATGCTACGCGAAGCTCTACCAATGGCCTGCTTGTTTATCTGCCTTGCCTTGCTGGCAATGATCTGAAAGGACGCACAATGTATAGCGCCAAGGAAGTTGCAAACTGGGTGATGAACGCGCCGGAAGGCAACATCGTCGCCAAGATTGTAAGCGATGCCACCCATTCAATTCCCGGTGATCTTGGCCGCTTTGTGAGGCTGCTAGACGATGAGGGCTATATTTTCGCTATGTGGCATCGCGCACTAACCAGCGAGGGCCAGCCGATTTACACATGGCAGTTGCAGCGCCGCCGCCGCCCAGCCAATCAAATCGTGCTGAACGCATTGATCAAACATTCCGCCAACCGCCAGCCTGTGAGCCTGTGACATGAAGCCGAAAGTTATTATTCATGATCGGCGCTTTTGGAATCTCTATCCTGATGGCCGCATGGTTCGCATTTATGCTAACGAGCGCATTAGGGCGCATCTGTCACAAGTTAGATCGGTGGAAGTGCGAATGGCCAATGAGGAAAGCCCGAAGCGCACGACCAATCCGCCGCGCCCGCCCGGCACTATGCCCACTCTGCCCGCCGCTGATCGTGACATCGGTGACAAGACGCTAACCGAATTGGCGCATCATTTTGGCTGGGGCAGCGTCTACCGCTTCACAGATGCGCTGCGCCGGCATCGCCGCGCTATCTATGAGGCTGCCCGCGCCAATGGCCGAAAGCGCGCCGATGCTAACCTGATGACGCCAACACCAAT